TGGCTACAGATGTGGCATATCCCACCATAGCATATAATGGAGATCTCATTGGGCTGTTTGGAAGCAACCCGTCTGGACACAATTTGACAGTGTATGTCAATTGTATAGTCAATTCGTTATTAATGCGTTGCGCGTACTATCATATAGAGGGACCATTGGTACCCTTCCGACATTCAGTCGCGTTAATGACCTATGGTGACGATTGCAAAGGCTCGGTGCATGAGCGTTGTAGAAAGTACAACCACGTGAGCGTGGCACACTACCTAGATGCGCGAGGTATGGTGTTTACAATGCCAGACAAGTCAGCCACTCCAACTCCATTTATGCGAGATGAAGAAGCTGATTTCCTGAAGCGCAATTCAGTCTATCACCCAAAATTAGGGTGTGAACTAGGAGCCTTGCAGGAGGACTCCATTTTCAAAAGTTTGCACGCACATCTCCAATCAGCTTATTTGTCTGAGAACGAGATTTGTATGGCTACTATTGAATCGGCCTTGGTGGAATGGTTCGTACACGGTGAGGAGGTGTACGAGCGGAGGAGGAAACAGTTGTATGAAATTGCGCGTGAGTGTGATATTATACACGGGTGTCCGACAATAGGATATTCGTATGGGACTCGAGCTGATATTTGGCTTGAGAAATATGGTTCTGGGATAACCGAAAACTCATCCCCCTGTGCTATGTAAAAGAGCACACAAATACACATTTTATGTTTCATGTATGGTTACCAGTATTATTTGTAATTCCTGTATATATTTTATTAGGCTTCATGTTTCTGTGCTTCTGCCTAGCAGAGACCCCTATTTAGGGGAGTGATCGCACGTCACACTTGTGGAAAACTTTGCGGGTGATAAGTCTATCCCAGCAATTTTAAAAATGACTTGCTTCTCAATGTAATTATATGATAAACTCGGAGAACACCGAGACTACAAATCAAAACACTCAGTTTTCTGATGCCACTCCCCAGTGGCGTCATGAGATTGACAGTAGGCCTGACCCCACTTTTGGATTAGTGGAGTCAAATGTGGCAACGTTACAGCATTTCATGTCCCGACCTGTAATGTTAGCCTCTTATACTTGGCCAGTTGGTTCAGAAATTTTCTTGAATTTCGACCCGTGGACTCTCTTTTTTGAGAACGCGCGGGTCCGAGAGAGAATTTCAAATTTTCACAACCTCCGTGCAAAATTGCATGTGAAGATTGTAATAAATGGAACAAGTTTCCATTTTGGGAGGGCTGTTGCTGCATACCGCCCTCTCCCTGGGTTTGATGATTTTACGAAGGATAGATCATTAGTACGAGAAGATCTTGTAGAATCTACACAGCGCCCCAAAATTTTCTTAAACCCGACAACATGTCAAGGTGGTGTTTTAGTATTGCCATTTTGTTGGGCTGAGAACGCGCTATCGATACCGTTAGCGCAATGGCGTGAGATGGGTAATATGACAATTAGGTCATTGTGGCCATTAAAACACGCCAACGGTGGTACCGATGGATGCTCCATTACTGTATTTGCTTGGGCCGAGGATGTACATTTGTCTGTACCCACATCTTCGGTTGCGCCACAATCAGGTGAGTACACGGGTATAGTGTCGAAACCTATGGCTGCCTTGGCCAAAGTTGCAGGTATGTTGCGCGCCGTACCGGCCATTGCGCCATATGCTATGGCCACAGAGACTGCAGCTAAAGCTATAGGTTCTGTAGCACATGAAAATGGGTATTCGCGGCCCGTACAAGTACAATCCACAACATTTATGGAGCCTTTGGCCGTAGATAACTGTGCGAATACAGTTGGATTGGATACATCTCAAAAGTTATCTTTTGATCCGAAACAAGAAGTTACCATAGACCCGAGAACAATGGGCCTAGGAGATGCTGATGAGATGAATATACGTTCGATAGCATCTCGAGAATCATGGCTCACCAATTTTCGGTGGGATATCTTCAATGTCAATAATCAATTGTTGTGGAATACAGAAGTTTCTCCCACTTTATGGGCCACAAATGGTGCGGAAATGCATATGCCTGCCTGTTGTTTTACGTCAATACCATTTCGTAGTTGGCGCGGCACTATGAAGTTTCGTTTTCAGGTGATTAGTTCCGCTTATCACAAAGGGCGGTTGAGGATATCATATGACCCACGGGCCCAGGTGACACCGGAGTTCAACACTAATTTCAATTATATTGTGGATATTGCCGATAAGACAGACTTCACGATTGAGGTTGGATGGGGCCAAACGCGCCCTGTTGTGGAACACCGGGAACCTGGATTTGATGCGTTACCGTATGGTACAACCCCATTAGCAGCACCAGGATACAAAGCGAATGGTGTTCTATCAGTGTACGTGTTGAACGAATTGACGACTCCCAACACAGTTGCGGACAACGACTTGATTGTTGCAGTATATGTGAGTGCTGGTGATGATTTTGAGTTGTTTAATCCTGCATCGGGTCTTTTGGATGATTACGTATTTTCCGAACCCGGATCAACTCCTACGTCTCTTCGTGTGGACCCAGCACCTTCCCCAGCAGGCGATAACCCTGTTAAGTTGCTAAAAGATTTGGAAGATATCGAGAATTCTTTAGCTGAGGAAGATGAACAAAGTTCGTTTGAGAAATTCGTGGAAAGAATGAAACCTCAAGGTGGTCCACCTTTGGATGATACGATACCCACACCTGATGAGGATATTCCCGAACATCAAGATTCTACAGTGTGTTTAGCGGACTGCACGCAGATGGACGCTATGGGTGCCGTATTTTATGGGGACCCGATAGTGTCATTGAGACAAATCCTGAAGCGGTATGTTTTCCAGAACGCATTGTGTGGATCAAACACAAATGCGTACCACAATTGGACAATGCCGAATTATCCAGCTTACCGAGGTGAAGACCCCAATGGGTTACATTTAATTTCTGGGGGAAGGTACAATTTTGTGCATAATGTTCCAATAACGTGGTTTACGCCATGTTTTGTTTGCCGTAAGGGCTCAATACGTTGGAAATACGTGCGTGAAGTCATGGTCAATGGAGCTTTAATGGTTATTAATCGTTTTGCACTAGCCAGTACACCAGGATACCAGGTTTTCCCTTTGGTCACTACCACACTGACTGTGTCTGGCCGTTCCCGAGAGACGTACCACAACATATACAGTTGTTGGACTGGGGGAGCATTTACAGCGAGTGACATGAAACCTTCACTATCCGTAACATTCCCCCACCACACTTCCACGCGATTTTGTTACGGTAAATCTCGTTCAGTGAATGCCACTGCTAGGTTAGACCAATTGCAAAATCAGTTTCATAATGTGATGGTGCGTGGAACGGGGGGAACTGGTTCTCCGCCCACTGTATATGGATTGGTAGCTGCAGGAGATGATTATACTTTATCATTTTATTGCTCTCCACCAATTGTGTACAGGCGGGATAGGCGTACAGATCCCGCTGGAGTATAGTCATGTGAGACTTTAAATCACAACACAGGTCATTCGTCCTGTGCATAAATGACGAATACACGACGGTAGCCGTCGTGGGGACATAGTCCTTGGCTTTGCCGAATAAGTAATACTTTTAATACTTTTTTCCCGGCGGAGCTGGGTTTTGTTGAGAAAGTGCTACAAGTTTATTTGGTATAGCCTAATTGGTTATAAATGCA